GATTATGATCAAAATCCTGAAACTACAGCTAAAAAAAAACTCAAGTAAGTAATGGATCAGTAGCTCAAATGGCTTCACCACTAAACGCTTATGTTTCAACAGCTGGTCATTTTCAAAGAATGCAAGATAAATTTGCTGCAGCTTTCACACCAACTAAAGGTAATGAAGCGGATTACGATGCCAAAGAAGAAGATAAAGAATATTTAGAAGCTGAAGAGCAAACCGCAGCAAGCAAAGTAACAACTGGTGATGGTTTTGGAAACAGAAGTGGTAGTAAACCAATAGCGATAGAAGATATCGACGTGTATGACGAGTCAGACTTAGAGTTTGATAATTATTGAAAATAAAATATGGCTTTTAAACTAAACAACCCTCCTTTCCACATGGACAACACTCCAATATATCGAGTAGATATGGAAGATGGCGTTATGGGAAAAGCTAATAACAATGGTTCTATAACCATAAACAAAGATTTACACCCGGACGATGTAGAAGGTGTAGTTGCTCACGAAAAAATTCATTTAGAACAAATGGATAGAGGTGATTTAGATTACGACGACGAAAACGTGTATTGGAAAGGTAAAAAATACTCAAGAGCTCAAATGAAAGAAGGTGCTAAAAACTTACCTTGGGAAGCTGAGGCTTATAGAAGATCATAATGAAGACATCTAAGACAGGTTATTTAAAAAACAGTCCTGATGTTAACAAGTCTCAAAATACTATATTAGGAGGCGATATAACAATGAAAGGAGTCGAGTTTAAAGTACTAGGTACTGACGACCGAGGGTATACAAAAATAATGTACCCAGGATATGATTATAAATTTCCTGGCGCGAAATACGTAACAGAAACACCAATTAAAAAATAAAAAAAATGAAACCATTTACAAGCAAACATTCAATTGCAGCTGGATCACCAGTTCACATGGGAGGATCTGGAAAAAGTCCTTTATATCAAGACGATTTAAGAGAAGGTGAACTTAAAAACCTATCATACACCGATACTTCATCAGGCGCGTATAAAGGTAAAAATGTCCCTTTATCTGGTGTAGCTAAAATCCCCGGGCAAGAAGTAGAAAAATATGCTAAACCAGGAACACCTGAATATGCTGAATGGGAAGCTGCGGTTAAAAAAAATCCTTCCATAGAAGATAAATACAAAGATAGAACTGTAACTAGAAAAAGAGCAGTAGATTCTAAAACCAAGCTATATCCAAATCCAGATACAACAAAAACCGATAGTTTACCTGCCTCGACTATAACTAAACAGTTTAAAGATAAAAATGATCTTAAAGGTTATAATGAATATTTAAAAAAACACGGCTACACTAAAACAAAGCCTGGAAAAACCACGAAAAGAACAAAAGAAAATTTAAGCAAATACACTTACACTGTTAAATAAACATTTGTAATTATATGTAATTATAATATTATAACAATTAAATTTAATATTATGAAAAAATTACTTATAACACTAGCTTTATTTTTTACAATACTAACCTCTAAAGCTCAAGAAGCATTTGAAGGTGTTTGGGCTATGGAAGGTTCGTCATATAAAACTGTTATGTTAGCTAGTAAATATGCTGTAGTAAAAATTATCAACTATAGCTTTACATCAGACGCTACGCTTAACGAGATTATATTAACTCAAACAGATACTACAATGACTACTTCAATATACAACCCAAGAAATGGTTACACTATTGGAATGTCTTACACTGTTATAGACGAAGATACTTTACAGTGTGTTTTCACAGGAGATGCAGAAGAAACTGTATTAATGAAAAGAGAATAAATGAAAAAAATAATTCAATGGCTATCAGGTGGCGTTATCAAAGAGATTGGTAACGTCATCGACAAGCTTACTACAACTGAAGAGGAAAGGTTAGAAGTAAAGAAGCAAATACAGCAGATATTAGAAGACGCAGATACTAAAGCTCAATTAGAGGTTAGTAAGCGTTGGGAAGCAGACATGAAGTCTGATAGTTTTTTAAGTAAAAACATTAGACCAATGATCTTGATATATCTAACTGTAATCTTTACGTCTCTAGCTTTCTTTGATGGTAATATCGGTGAGTTTGGGCTAGCTAAAGAATATATACCAATATTTCAAACATTGCTAGTAACTGTTTACGGAGCTTACTTTGTAGGTAGAACTTGGGAAAAGGCAAAGTCAATAAGTAATAAATAAAAAAACAAGTAATAATAAATTACAATCAAATCAAATTAAATAAAATGGCAAAAATTACAGACAAACAATTAGAAGACATTAACAAAGGTCAAAAAGAATTAATGACGATAGTTAATCAAATAGGTATTTTAGAATCTCAAAAACATAGTCTATTACATCAAGTAGCAGATGCTAATAAAGTTGTAGAAGATTTAAAAGCTGAACTCGAACAAGAGTATGGAGCTATTGATATCGACCTAACAACTGGAGAATATACTGAGGTAGAAAAAGACTCTAAACTTACAAAAGCTTAGGATGTCTTCAATTGTAAGAAAAATAAGTATTGGTTCTGACTACAAAAACGATGCAATGCATTACTCTGTAGGTCAACAAGTTTATGGAGGTCACGAGATCTCACATATACTTCTTGACGAGTCTGATAACTCTTATAATATTCACATTAAGAAAAACAACGAGGTAATGCCATGGAAGAAATTCAATTCTCACATGGCAATATCTGTTGAATATGACTTAGAGTATTGAAAGCTTTATATGACTTTATAGTAGAACCATTAGGTGAAAAATACAGTAATAAAATAACAATAGCCGGCAAGGAGTTAGTTGTAAATACAAAGATTGAAGATTTCAAGTTTGTTAATAGACTAGCTAGAGTAGTAGAGACACCTCAGGCTTTTAATACTGATATTGATGTTGGTGATATAATTGTTATACACCAAAACGTGTTTAGAGTATTCTATGACATGAAGGGAAGAAAAAAGAAAAGTAGATCTTGGTTCAAAGATGAGTGGCATTTTTGCGCTATAGATCAAATTTACTTATATAATAAAGGTGACAAATGGAGGTCTTTTGGAGACAGATGTTTTGTTTCACCAATAAAAAATACAGAGTCTTTAACGCTAGATAAAGAAAGAAGCCTTGTTGGTATATTAAAATATGACAATAGCTCCTTAAATGCGCTAGGAATCAACTCAGGAGACTTAGTTGGTTACACGCCAAACGGAGAATGGGAGTTTTTAATTGACGGTAAAAGACTATACTGTATGAAATCTAATGATATCGTAATTAAATATGAATACCAAGGAAACGAAATTGAACATAATCCAAGCTGGGCAAAAAGCAGTTGAGGAGTTGATCAAAGTGGCTAAAGAAGCTATTGTTGATTCAGATGACGATATATCAGCAGATAGATTAAAGAATGCTGCAGCTACAAAAAAACTAGCTATATTTGATGCTTTTGAAATATTGAATAGAATAGAAGCTGAAGAAAACTTGTTAAACGAAAAACCTGTAGAAGTAAAAGAAGAAAAGTCTTTTAGAGGATTTGCAGAAGGGAGATCTAAATAATGTACGAGCAAACTTTATATAAAGTATTAGAAGACCACGTTAAGCCTAAGGTTTTAAAAAGAACTAACAGGTATAAGAAATGGGAGTACGGTTACAACCAAGAACACGATATGGTTGTTATAAGTAAAACCGGAGAAATAGGTGAAATTTATGAAATACAAGATTTAAAAATAGCTTTGCCAAAAGCTGAAAATGTACATACATTTGAAGATGACAGGTGGAAGCACACTGAATACCCAAAGGAACTTAGTAAAATCAAATCAGTATTTGATTGGGAAGAATACCCTTTGGACTTTAAAGAAAAATGGTATGATTACATTGATGAAGAATTTAATAGAAGAGAACAAGGGTTTTGGTTCTATAATAAAGGTTTGGTTACTTACATTACTGGCACTAACTATATGTACTTGCAGTGGAGCAAGATTGACGTTGGGCAGCCAGACTTTAGGGAATCAAATAGATTATTCTACATATTCTGGGAAGCTTGTAAAGCCGACCCGCGCTGCTACGGCATGTGCTACCTTAAAAATAGACGGTCAGGTTTTTCATTTATGGCAAGTGGGGAAACGGTTAACCAAGCAACAATATCTACGGACGCACGCTTTGGTATACTCTCGAAATCTGGACCCGATGCAAAGAAGATGTTTACTGACAAAGTTGTCCCAATATCAGTCAACTATCCGTTCTTCTTCAAGCCAATACAAGACGGTATGGACAGGCCGAAAACAGAGCTCGCGTACAGAGTACCAGCATCAAAGTTCACAAGGCGTAAACTCGATTCAAACGAGAAGCTACAGGAGATCACAGGTCTCGACACAACGATCGACTGGAAAAACACAGGGGACAACTCCTATGACGGGGAAAAACTAAAACTACTAGTACACGATGAAAGTGGAAAGTGGGAAAGACCAACCAATATATTAAACAACTGGAGGGTTACAAGAACTTGTTTAAGGCTAGGTTCGAGAATTATAGGTAAGTGTATGATGGGATCAACATCTAACGCTTTAGATAAAGGAGGAGATAACTTTAAAAAACTTTACAATGATTCAGACGTTACACAAAGAAACGCCAATGGACAGACTCGCTCAGGACTATATTCTTTGTTCATACCTATGGAATGGAACTACGAAGGCTACATTGATTCTTATGGCTCTCCTGTATTCAACACACCAAAAAAAGAAGTAGTAGGTCCTCTTGGGGACGCTATAACTCAAGGTGTAATAGAATACTGGGACAATGAGGTAGAAGGATTAAAGCAAGATCAAGATGGTTTAAATGAATTTTATAGACAGTTTCCACGCACAACAAAACACGCTTTTAGAGATGAGTCTAAAGAATCTTTATTTAACTTAACAAAAATATACGAGCAAATAGATTTTAATGAAGATCTTAAAAACTCAATAAATGTTACTCAAGGAAGCTTTCAATGGCAGAACGGAGAGAGAGATACAAAAGTTATATTTGTTCCAAATAAAAGCGGAAGATTCAGAGTTTCCTGGATTCCACCTTTAAATCTACAAAATCGTGTGATAATAAAGGGTGGACTAAAATATCCAGGCAACGAACACTGTGGAGCTTTTGGCTGTGATAGTTATGACATATCAGGTACTGTTGACAAGAGAGGATCAAATGGATCTTTACACGGCTTAACTAAGTTTAGCATGGAAGACGTGCCTCCAAACCATTTCTTTTTAGAATATATAGCTAGACCACAAACCGCTGAAATATTTTTTGAAGATGTTCTAATGGCTTGCGTATTTTACGGAATGCCAATACTAGCAGAGAATAACAAACCTAGATTATTATACCATTTTAAAAGAAGAGGTTATAGACGCTTCTCTATAAACAGACCAGATAGAAAATATAACAAACTATCAATAACAGAGAAAG